TAGCTGAACGCCACACTACCAGGGTCAGGGTTCTAAAGAATCGTTTCTCAGGCTTGACAGGACCAGCATGTTCGTTGTATTATGATAAGCTTACGGGACGAATGACTGAGACCTTTACGGATGAACTCTAGAACAATCATACTTGACATCGAGACAAACACGAAGCATGACACCATCTGGTGCTGTGTTACCAAAGACATTGCAACTAAGGAAGTAAACGTATGGACGGAAGCAAAAAAGTTGAGCGAGTATCTAAGACCAAACGACAAACTCGTTGGACACAATCTCATTACGTTCGACTTACCGATCTTGAGTCGGCTGTGGAACTTGAAGAGTCACTCGAACCCAGTAGCAGATACGTTGGTGATGTCACGACTGCTGAACCCACAGATCGAAGGAGGACACAGTCTAAGCGCGTGGGGAAAGAGGCTGGGCAACCATAAGGAAGACTTCACTGACTTCGATGGTGGCTTGACGCAGGAGATGATTGACTACTGTATTCAAGACGTGCATGTTACTGACATGTTGTACAACAAGCTAAGCAGGGAACTACAGGATTGGGGAGAATCAGTTGAGCTCGAACATGAAGTGGCTAGTATCATCTCAGACCAAGAGAGACATGGATTCATGCTCGACAGGACTAAAGCCACCTGTCTTATTAGTGGATGGAAGCATAGACTTTCAGACATCGAAGAGTCCTTACAGGGAGTTTTTCCTCCTATTGTCACTGATCGAGTCTCAGAGAAAACAGGGAAAGCCCTTAAACCTGACGTTGAAGTTTTCAATCCAGGATCAAGACAACAGATCGCCAAGCGACTCATCGGACTAGGGTGGAAGCCCAAGAAGTTTACAGAGAAAGGTCAGGTAGTAGTAGATGAAACAGTCCTTGCAGGAGTGGATATTCCAGAAGCTAAGCTCATCGCAGAGTACCTTCTCATTCAGAAGAGGGTCTCTCAGGTTAGCTCCTGGCTTGATTGTGTTCAGGAAGATGGGCGTGTTCACGGTAAGGTGTTCACCAACGGAGCAGTCACGGGACGAATGACACACAACAGCCCTAACATGGCTCAGGTGCCCTCCTCAGGATCTCCCTGGGGTAAGGACTGCAGAGACTGTTGGATCGTGCCAAAGGGCTACAAGCTGGTTGGTATCGATGCGTCAGGACTAGAGCTTCGTATGCTGGCTCACTATATGGAGGACGAGGATTATGTTCGAGCAGTTGTTGAAGGACAAAAGGAAGATGGTACTGACATTCATACCAAGAACCAAATTGCCGCAGGTCTTAAGACGAGGGATCAGGCGAAGACTTTCATCTATGCCCTACTTTACGGGGCGGGACCAGGGAAAATTGGTCTTGTGGTTGGTGGTAGCGAAAGAGAGGGCAAGAGGCTTATCGAAACCTTTCTTGCTAACACTCCCGCACTCGAAAAGCTCAGAACAAAAGTGTCGAGGAATGCTGAGAAAGGCTGGCTTAAAGGTCTCGATGGTAGGCACTTGCAGATTCGTTCCGCACACGCTGCGCTCAACACGCTCTTGCAGGGGGCTGGTGCGATTGTAATGAAGAAGGCTCTCGTGCTACTGGATCGTAAGATCAAGGCCATGAAGCTAGATGCCAAGTTCGTAGCTAACGTGCATGACGAGTGGCAGATTGAGGTAGCTGAGAAGGATGCTGACATGGTTGCAGCTATGGGTATCCAGAGCATTCGACAGGCTGGTCAGAAGTTTAAACTTAACTGCCCTCTTGACGGTGAAGCAAATATAGGGTATACTTGGGGAGACACGCATTGAATTTAAGCGAAGAAGAATTGAAGGTATGGAAAGACCTTATTGATTGGTTGGTTACTCAAGAAGGATTTGTGCTAATCGGGACAAAGGATAACGAGGTGAATGCCAAGTCATCTGTTGATCTTGAAGAAGCACTGGAGATGGTAGGCATGGTGCACGATATGCTTCACCACTCCCTGGAGAGCGGAGCTCCAGAAGGCTTGCTAACTCTGCAATAGTGTGGTATAATATTATCTTTACTTACAAGTTCAGGAGAACAAAATGGAATTTAAACCTCTTAAAATCGAAGCTGACATTATGTGGGCTTCACTTAGTACCCCCAACAAGATGTCTGGGAAGTACCAAGTGGATCTCTGCAACCTGTCTGACAATGCCATTCGAGCACTGGAAGATCAGGGCGTTAATGTCCGTAACGAGGAAGGCAAAGGTTTCTTCGTAACAGCGAAGTCCAAGAATTACCCTATCACGGCAGTCTCTAAGGATGGCTCGCCCATCAATGTCAAGGTAGGCAATGGTTCACGTGGCGTTGCTTTGGTTAAACCTTATGCCTATAAGTACAATGGCAAACCAGGAGTCTCTGCAGGTATCAGTAAGCTCATCGTTACCGAGCTTATTGAGTACGAAGAGAATGAAGTTGAAACCACCGAAGGCGCACTATAAGGAGCTATGATGACTACCAAGAAACCCGCAGCAAAGAAACCACTTATTACCGCATCTGTCAAGGAGAATCGTGCAGTGTACGAAGTTGAAGTACCTGACCTCGATAGCATGTGGCCTGACACCTATCAGTTCTCTGTCTTCCCTGATGGTGAGGTGGTGATCAATGATGATCGCTTTAGCACCACAAAGATTGCTGCGACTGCTCTGCGTCAGATGGCAGACTTTCTCGACAAGTACAAGGTCAAGTAATGCTGGCTATTCTAGATGGTGATATCTTTGTCTATCGCATTGGCTTTGCGTCAGAGGGAGAGAGCAAGGGTATTGCCATTTCTAGGATGGCTTCGTTTGTCGAGGACCTGATAATGATGCCCGAGATAGGTGACTATCAAGGTTACATCACAGGTTCAGGCAACTATCGTTTTGAGATAGCCAAGGAAGCCCCTTACAAGGGGAACAGGGTTGCCGCAAAGCCCGAGCACTATGAGCTCCTTCGGGAATACCTCGTTAGTGCATGGGGGTTCAAGCTAGTGGAAGGACAGGAAGCTGACGATGCTATCGGTATTAAGGCGTACACTTTACAGCCAGACGAGTACATGATATACAGTATCGACAAGGACCTTGACATGATACGTGGTTGGCATTATAATTTCAACAAGGATCATAAGTACTTCGTTGATGAAGATGACACACTGCGTACCTTCTACAAGCAAGTTCTCACAGGTGACAGAGTGGATAACATCCCTGGTCTTAAAGGCATTGGTCCTAAGAAAGCCGATAAGATCCTTGGCGATTCTTTAACCGAGGAAGAGCTATTCAAAGCAGTACTTGAGGCGTATGATAATGACATTGAACGCATGACGGAGATGGCACAACTACTATGGATAAGACGAAAGGAAAACCAAATGTGGCAACCCCCAAGCTTGTCTACCTCGAATGGGTAGATGCGGTTGCTGATTTGGGCTGGGAAGCAGGATGTAAAGCAGAGCTACACAATTGCCATACAGTCGGATACATTATCGATGAGACTAAAGACGCAATTTGTGTGGCAGCTACGTGGTCATTAACAATGAGCAATGCCAGGATGCATATACCCAAGGCCTGGATTAAAAAACGGAAGGCGATTAACCTTGAAGCCAAGCAGCGCAAAGAACAAAGGAAGGCTACTACAACAGTGGACCAGGGATCTGATAATCAAGGAGTTCAACCTCAGTGAAGAAGACGTTAGGTCAATCAGCATGGGGGCGCAAGGGGAAGACATCCTCTTTTCCAAAGCTGCGTCCGAGCGACTACGCATTTCTATCGAGTGCAAAAGCAGGGATCGAATTGCCGTTTACGGCTTCTATGACCAAGCGAGAACAAACACGCCAGCATCGAGAGAGCCAGTCGTTGTTATTAAGCAGAATCGAAGATGCCCCCTGGTAGTTGTAGACGCTGAATATTATTTTAAACTTTTAAAAGGAGTTGTAACATGCGAGTCTCTGGAGTCCCCTACGAAGTAGATGATCCCAAGGAATACACGATGGAGTTTGAGTTCACGTTCCGTGGTCAGAAGTGGCCTGATAACTTCAAAGCCAACGAGCTCACGAAGAAGCTAGTGGTCAGTGACTGTACGACATGGGATGAGATCCATAATGAGTTCCTTGATTTCCTCGGCGCAGCTTATGGCTATAACGTAAAGGAGATGGTAAACAAAGATGACACGAACACATTTAGTAATTCCTGATTGTCAGGTTAAAGATGGAGTCGATCTCTCATATCTTTCCTGGGTTGGTCAATATATTGTTGACAAGAAGCCAGATGTTGTTATCAACATTGGAGACTTTGCCGATATGCCTAGTCTCTCTTCATATGATGTAGGCAAGAAGAGCTTCGAGGGCAGGCGATACAAGACCGATATTGAAGTCACCAAGTACGCGATGAACCTGCTACTTGATCCTATGAGGAAGTTTAATGAACGACAGCGAAGAAACAAAGAGAAGCAGTACAAGCCCCGAATGGTCCTCACCCTCGGAAATCACGAAGATCGAATCAATCGAGCAGTTGAGAATGATTCAAAGCTGGATGGAACAATTGGGATGGGAGATCTTGGATACAAAGAGGCTGGTTGGGAGGTGTTTGATTACCTTACTCCTGTTGTTATTGACGGTGTGGTATATTGTCATTTCTTTACCTCGGGCGTGATGGGTAGACCAGTAGCTAGTGCTGCTGCGCTGTTGACAAAGCGTCACATGTCTGCTGTAATGGGGCACGTGCAAGGCAGGCAGATTGCCTACGCTAATAGGGCTGATGGCTCTCAGTTGACTGGTCTGTTCAGTGGCTGCTGCTACCTACATGACGAGGATTATCTGGGAGCTCAGGGCAACAACTACTGGCGTGGGATCTGGATGCTGCATGAGGTGGACAATGGAAGCTTCGATGAGATGCCTGTCAGTCTTAAGTACCTAAGGAAGAAGTATGAGAAAACTGATAGCCAGCCTGCTGCTGCTTAGTCTTACAGGGTGTGGGTTTGCAGACTTCTTTGAAGCCCCTGCAGCCGCCCCTGATAAGTGTGAAGATAGATGGATTTATGACCCGAGGATTAAACGAACATGAATGAAATTAACAGTGTATTGCAACAACGTGGTGAGCGGTATGGTTCCTATCGTAGCGTAGCTATGACTTCCCAGCTTATTAAGGATGCCATTCGCTGCTCCTACAACATGAAGAACAACAGCCTGGAGTGGTACCAGATGGAGAGTCTTGATCTTATCTGCAACAAGATAGCTAGAATCTTAAATGGTGATCCTAACTATCGGGATTCATGGCTAGATATTGCTGGCTATGCACAATTAGTGGTTGACGAGCTTGACAAAAACGTGAATCTCTGATATAATAATAGGTTCCTCTATGGCATTGACGCTGACAGAAATACAAGAGAGGTTACGGAGTCTGGACGAAATAACATTGATAGAAGAGTTAAACATTAGTTCCGAGGATTTGGTAGATCGGTTCTCTGATATCATAGAAGAACGTGCAGATAAGTTAGAAAAACTAATAGACTGGGAAGACTGAATGAACCATCTGGGAATAACAATAACGGACAAACAATATGACTATTCTGAACAAGCTACCAAATTACTTAAAGACTACTACATGCGGAAGGATGAGTACATTCCTGATCAGGCGTTCGCTCGGGCAGCGGTTGCCTACAGCTACGGTGATCTTGAACTAGCGCAGCGGATCTATGACTATGCCTCTAGAGGTTGGTTTATGTTTGCTAGTCCTGTGCTTAGTAATGCTCCACTGCCTGGGGATAAACCTAAGGGACTTCCGATTTCTTGCTTCCTCGCCTACGTTCCAGACAATCTCCCTGGCCTCATCAGTCACACTGCTGAGCTCCGTTGGCTATCAGTACTTGGGGGCGGCGTGGGTGGTCATTGGTCTGATATTCGTTCTACCAGTGATATTGCTCCTAGTCCTATTCCATTCCTGAAGACAGTCGATGCAGACATGACTGCCTATCGCCAGGGCAAAACTCGGAAAGGTTCTTATGCGGCGTATCTTGATGTCTCTCATCCTGACATTATTGAATTCCTTAACATACGTGTACCTACTGGCGGTGACCCTAATCGTAAGTGCCTCAATCTTCATAATGCTATTAACATTAGTGATGCGTTTATGGAGTCAGTTGTAGCTGACAAGGACTGGGACCTGATCGATCCTAACGACAAGACGGTTCGTGACACCATCCCAGCACGTGAGCTATGGCAGCGTATCCTTGAGACTCGCTTCCGTACTGGTGAGCCATACCTGAACTTTATTGATGCTGCTAATCGTGATCTCAATCCGTTCCAGAAGAAGAAGGGTCTGTCCATCAAGGGATCGAACCTGTGCAACGAGATCCACCTAGTGACTGACGATGAGCGCACTGCTGTATGCTGCCTGTCGAGCGTGAACCTGGAGTACTTTGACGAGTGGAAAGACACCACGATGATCCGTGACCTTGTTCGCTTCCTGGACAACGTGCTTCAGTTCTTCATCGACAATGCTCCCAGTGAGCTAGAGCGAGCTAAGTTCTCTGCCTCTGCTGAGCGCAGCTTAGGCCTTGGTGCTATGGGTTTCCACAGCTATCTGCAGAAGCATGGCATTGCCTGGGAGTCTCCTATGGCTATCAGTCGTAACAACATTATCTTTAAACATATCAAAACGGAGGCAGTACTTGAGACTCAACTTCTTGCGGAACAGCGCGGTGAGCCTAGTGATTTGGAAGGCAGCGGAACTCGTAATGCTCACTTGCTTGCTATTGCTCCTAACGCCAATAGCTCTATTATCGCTGGTTGTTCACCATCTATCGAACCTGTTAAGTCGAATGCGTATGTCCACAGAACGAGAGCTGGAGCACATCTTGTCAAAAATAAGTACCTGGAAAAACTTCTAGAGTCTAAGGCTCAGAACACTGATGACGTGTGGCAGTCAATCATCCTCAACGAGGGATCTGTCCAGCACCTAGACTTCCTGGATGAATACGAGAAAGCTGTGTTCAAGACTGCATTCGAGATTGACCAAGCCTGGGTAGTAGACCACGCTGCTGATCGTCAGAAGTACATCTGTCAGGGCCAGTCAGTTAACCTGTTCTTCCCTGCTGGTATCAACAAGGGACATGTCAATAGCGTCCACATCAGGGCGTGGCAGAAGGGCTTGAAGGGGCTGTATTACCTTCGGACTACTGCTGGTGTGTCTGCTGATAAGATCAGCCAGAAGGTTGTCAGGAATGCGTTGAAGGACGCTGAAGAGTGTGTAGCATGCCACGGATAAGGCGAGACTACATCGTAAGAGAGCCGTTAACAGAAGAACAGAAACAGAAGTATTTACTTATGGAAGAAGCAGTCAAATTCTTCTACGAACAGAAAGGGATAAAATATGAGCGTACTAGCACCAAGCATTACCTACAAACCATTCCAGTACCCCTGGGCAGTGGAGGCAGCAGTAGAACACGAGAAGATCCACTGGGGTGAGTGGGAGGCTAAGCTCAATGAGGACGTAGCTCAGTGGAAGATGGGAGCTATTAGCAAGGAAGAGAAGAACCACATCACATCGATCCTTCGATTGTTTACTCAGTCAGACGTAGCAGTAGGTACCAACTACATCGAACAGTTCCTGCCCAAGTTCAAGAACAACGAGATCAGGGCTATGCTGACCAGCTTTGTCAATCGTGAGTTCGTACACCAGCGAGCCTATGCTCTGCTTAATGACACCCTGGGGCTGGCTGAGGAGGAGTACTCTGCCTTCCTGGAGTACGAGGAGATGAAAGAGAAGATCGAGTTCATGCAGTCTGCTGACGTGCACACTCAACAGGGTCTAGCTAAGGCACTAGCTCAGTCAGCCTGTAACGAGGGCATGAGCCTCTTCTCAGCCTTTGTCATGCTGCTCAACTACCAGCGTCATGGCAAGATGAAGGGCATGTGTGAGATCGTGGAGTGGAGTATTCGTGATGAGTCCAAGCACGTGGAAGGGATGACTCGCCTATTCCATGAGTTCCTGAAGGAGCATCCACGGATCGTGACTGACGAGTTTAAGCTTGGTATCTACCAGATGTTCCGAGACGCTGTAGCCCTGGAGGACAAGGTGATTGATCTAGCGTACAAGGATAAGAAAGAGATTGAGGGACTGTCTGCTGCGGAGGTGAAGAACTACATTAGGTACATTGCTGATCGCAGACTGATTCAGCTAGGACTCAAAGGAAACTGGAAGGTCAAGGATAATCCCCTACCTTGGCTTGACTGGATTGTCAATGGTGATAGCCTCAAGAACTTCTTCGAGGGTGTGGTTACCGACTACAATGCAGACGGTATGTCAGGTGATTGGGGTTGGGCTAAGGCCGCATAAGGAGAAGACATGGACATCGAAATCGGATTGATCACTGGTATGTCAGTTGGTATTGAGTACCAGGAACTAGACAAAGGATACTGGGTCATTGACCTGTTCATCCTACGGATCTTGTTAAGTAAGAATATCCCAGAGTAGTACTTGACGGGCCCTCTTCGGAGGGCTCTTTTTTTATCTCAGTCCGTACATCCAATCAGTCAACGGATTCTCCCACCACTTCCTCTCTTGTGATGCCAGCGCAACGTCTAATTCAGCCTGCCTTGCCTTCTTCTCAGCTTCCGTTAGCTCCAGGTTACCGACACCCTCAACAGGGGCATCAGAGGCCGTTTCTGGGGCTTGCTGAGCCATCCTAACAAAGGGATCATCTGACTGAGCAAACTTCTGTTGATCTGGCATCATCTCGTATCCGCGCTGCATCATTCCTTGTAGCTGGATTCCTCTCTGGTATTCTTCAAATCTATCCTTGAGTAGTCCTTTTGACTTTTTGTACGTCTTATCATTAAGGACTTCTTCAGCAGCTAATCCGTATTGTCCTTCATTAAATGCCTTAACCCAGTTATAACTATTTTTAGCATCTCCTCGATATACAGCTAATACCAAAGAGTCTTGGGTTTCTTGGGGAAGCTCATCAAAGTTAGTAAATAATCTACGAGCTCTACGTACATGCTCACTGATAGTATTATCAGGATTGGAATCAGTGATAAACTTACCAGTTTGACCAAGTCCTTTAGTTATTACTCCTTTGGAGTCTTTATATTTAGCAGTGCTGAATCCCTCATACTTAGCAAGGATTTTCTCCAAGGAACTTAGCTCATCTACGGTTACTCCTTTAGATTCAGCCAGCTTCCTTACTGCCCTATCGCCTTCAAAAATATGACCAGCTTTTAGAGCAGCAGTCCTAGATGCATAGATAGTTTCTTTTTTCTTCTTATCCATTATTGGCTCCGAGCATAAAGTAAGGGCTATACCAAGCCCACAGAGAAAGTTTAACAAAGAAGTCGAAGAGACTATTCATTGTAAGTGTAGGGATTGATGCCGTTCTTCAGGAGCTCTTGAAGCTGGTAAGCCTCACGCTGAGCAGGGTCCTGAATGATCTCAGGGATCATAGCCAGTCGAGCATCTCTACGGAAGCTAGAAGCATAGTCCTGGATGAACTTAGCTTGCAGCGACTTAGGCAGCATCAAGAAGCCTTCGCTGGTAGCCAGAGCTTCTACGAAGATGTTCAGCATCTGACCAGACTGAGTGGCAAGACGATTGTATTGCTCAGGGGTTAGCTCGACACCAGCCACCTTGTTGCTCACAGGCATGAGTCGTAGCTCTGGGTTATTCATTAGCTCCTGGACTACAGTACGATCAGCCTTCTTGACAGGGAAGCCAGAGATCTGACTTGCAGTGCTGGGAAGCTGACGCTCTGCACCAAGCAAGCTCACAGAAGCAGGAAGCTCTTGTCTTCCACCACCAAGGTACGATGGGATACGAGACTTCATGTTGTTCATAATCCATGCAACCATCTCAGGATCTCTGATCTCACGTCTGATGGGGTCTTCGATACGAGCTAGTTCGTTGAGCACGTTAGGTACAAGACCGTTGGACATGTTGACAACAAACTGCTGGATCTTCTTGGGGTTGTCAGACTGGATAGCAGACATGGCATTAGCAAGCTGCTCAGTGAAGGTCTTGCTCAGGAAGCCAGCCTTGATGACGTTACCAACGCGGAAGATCCGCTCAGTCATATCCTCACCCTTGATCATGCTCTCCTGGATCTGATCCATAGCCGTAGCAGTCATAGACAGAACAGTATGCAGAGGCTCGATACCAGCGTAGCTAACCCACTTACCCATGATCTTGATCGAGTTAGGCTGGAAGCCAGCTTCTTCTTGAACCCTACGCTTAGCAGGATCGTTCGAGTACTCACCAGTCAGCATGTCATTCTGCTTCATGTAGTATGCGCTACCAACGAAGCCAGCACCCAGGATCTGCTGAGCAATCAGGTCACGATTGAAGTCACGCTCAAACTGTAGTCTTCCCTTTAACGTACCAATCTCTTTATTCAGTCGATCAATAGCTCCCTCGTTTCCCTTCTCAATAGCAGTAGCCAGCTTAGCCTCACGCTTAGCAATAGCCTCTTCGTACTTCTGGATATCCTTGAGTACCAGCTTGCCCTTAGTAAGCAGGTTACCGAAGTCAGGACGAGCACGTAGCAGGCCGATACCAGGGACATAGCCAAAGCCAAACTTAGCAATGTTTACTGGAGTCACCACGAATGGTAGGATCAGTGCAAGCTCAGGGCTCTTAGTGACCATCTCAGCAATCTTCCTGGTTGACTGGTCAATAAACGAATCACCAAGACGCTGACGGAACACACCATAACGAGCAAAGTCTTCCATCTCAGAAGCCATCTGGGGAGAGATGCTTTCCATCATCTGCCACAATGGTTTAACCTTAGCCCACACTTCACCCTTCTGCTCTTTGGTTAGATCACTTCCAATGGTCTGAACAGCGTCACGATAGTTCTTATCGCGCAGCTTAAGGATCTCATCCATCTGATCTACGAAGTCATGCTTATCCATACCGAACCGAGCTAGTACATCCTCGTCAGCCATGTGCTTGATACGATGCTTCATCACCTCGTACTGAGCCTGCTCCAGCATAACAGCAAAGCCCTCGTCCACGCCACGCTGCAAGCTCTGAGGGAACGTAGCGATAGCGTTGATAGGCTTATTGATGAGGTCCAGGTGCTTACGATCAACCAGAGGGATCTTGAAGTACACGTCCATGTTTTGACCAGTACGTCCATCGAACTCAATATTCTTATTCGCAAAGCCACCAATGAACCGAGGGAATGTCTTCCAGAATGCACCAGCGTAACCTTCGATGATAGCCACAGCTTCCATAGGCCTACCAGAGAACAGACGTGCAAGCGGTAGCTCAATCAGCCTGCCCATGTTACCACCAAGGTTCTTGAAGAACGTAGCAGTAGCAGACAGGTAGTTGTTACGAACAACAGTAGAAGCCACCTGACGTAGAGATGGATCTTGCACACTGTCCACGCTAGACTTTGCAAAGCTGGTCATTACAGCCTTACGATCTAGGTGCGGGTTGTTGAACATATTCCTCGCAGCACGAGCTACGTTGCCCAACATTGCTTTACATTTTTCGCTAAGAGCCATCAGCAAGCCTCATCATCAAATAGTCTCGTAATAGCCGAGTTGTCTTTCAATTGCTTATTGAGACGCTTGTATGATCGTTGGACCATAGACACAGCGTTCTTGTCACCAGCAACTGCAGCAGCAGCTTGTACGAATTGTAGATATTTACCTCCGAACAGAGTGATGAGCTCATCGTCATTGAGTGCCAAAGCTTCCTCTAGCTGAGCCATAACGACTGGTAGTTCCTGTTGCTGTTTAGCAAACACACCATACAGGATCTCACGCTCACCTTCTGTAAGAACGTCACCTTTACGATACTGCTTAGCAATCTGCTCCGAGACAAAATCAAAGTCTTCCTTCATTGCAGGATCAATCGACTGCATGATCTCTTGAATCTGCCCCTGAGCTTGACGCTCTTGCTCTGACATAGGTTGACCAAGACGAGTCAACTGCTTCAGACGCTGAGGACTGATTTGATCAGCGATATTGAGAGCAACCAGAGACGTATCGTCCAGGTACTTAGACAATACACCGAGAGTCTTAGCTTTCCTGGTAGGATCTTTAATCTCAGAGATCATCTTCAACTGACGAGGAGTCAGAGGAGAGATCCTCTTCTTAGGAAGCAGGTGCTTATAGTAAGGAGCGTAACATTTAGCCATTAGATCGGACACCCATCAAGATCACCACCCTTAAGAATAGCAAGCAACATATCGTTATCGTCACCAGCATTCTTTAGGAAGTCGTTAAAAGACTTAGCCTTGAACTGAGGACCATACTCATTCTTCATGTGACGAAGACCACGAGCATAGCCAAAAGCTGCCTTAGCAGCATCAATCACCCCAGCGTTAGGATCAGTCTCAAGCAGTTTTGCATGAATGCTTGTCAAGTTAGCATCGGAAGCATTGATCTTCCACTTACCTTTACCTTCTTGCTCCAGCATCTTTACCCCATAATTATACACTACTTTTGACTCATTGTCAAGGAATTTCTCAACTGGATTGATAAGATTATCAATGACACGGCTAGTGCGTACAGGGATATTGACAGGGTTCTCGCCTTTCAGACCAGCCTGAACAAGGAACTGACCACTGTTCTTCTTCATTTCGTTGTAGGCCTCTTTAGCCAGCTTTTGAGCGTCTGCTACATTAAGGTTTAAGGCCCTAGCTAGAAAGCCAAGATACTTACCAGCAGACGTAGAAGTGCCCTTTCCAGCTACGTAAGCAGCTAGGTCAATGTCGTTATTGAAGGCCATCGGAGTCCTGCCAAAGATCGGAGCAGCCGCCCTGAGAGCAGGGTCTAGAGTTGGGAGGGTTTTCTCACCCTCGATATTGGTAACAACTTGGACAGCACCGTTTGGAGACGTAGTAACAGGAGCAGGAGGCTGGGCAGCTTTCAGATCGTCAGCTTTACGTTGCAGCAAAGTCTCCAGGGAAGCACCAAGGAATTTAGACTTGTCACCTGGATTGGTGATAGCTGCCTGTAGTTCCTGTTGAGCGTTGCCTACGAGGTCAGAAGCTAGTTGCTCAGGCTTGCCAGCAGAGCGACTTACAAGCTTACCAATACCT